CCATTTCATCTGTGATAGTTTCTACTAGTTCTGACTTACCAATGCCTGGAGGACCCCAAAGGAAAACTGGACGTTTTTTATTGAAACATTGTACGAGTGCTACGCGAGCCTCTTCTGATGTAACGGTGCGATTTTCTGTAACTGCCATTTTAAACCCTTTCTATTTTTAACTGTGTAGAACTATTATAGCACCAAAATGATCGTTTGTCAAGTTAGATTTTACCCTTGGATTTCAAGTGGAACAAATACCAAACTACAGCACCTCCAAAAAAAGCCCCTAGTGTAAATGACCAAGCATAACATAAAATATATTCAAGCATTTTGAATCCTTAATGATAATAATCTGTTAGTGGAACCACCGCGATCTTGCCAGCCAGCATGCGAGCTTTCATAAGATCGGCCATGGCAAAGATACCTTCTACCACTTGGGCGGCTTCGGCCTTGTCTACTTCTGAGGCATCTTCACCCCAGATAGCGTCAATGATTTCTTGTTCTTGTGCTGTCATCTTGGATACACCGAGAACGCACGAGCGTCTTGTTTCCATGTCATTGCCTGATCATAATAATGACCCCTTGGCCCACGATAAACGATACGGAATTTACCTACGTTACGTAGAGCTTGGCGGATATGAACTAAATGTTTTATTGGAACCCATTTCCAAATACTGGCTTCAACTTCTGGGCTACGATACTGTTCCAAAATTGTTTGTATGTCTTTGGGCACTGTTGAAAAATAGATAAACTTATCCATACTGCCTCCTATAAGTAAAGTGGACCTGTCCATTGAACAGTATAACCACCGTCTAGGATATTACCACGTGCTTGATTCATCGCTGGTGCGTTCCAACCTGCGGCCTTAAGGATATCGCCTTTGCGGAACTTACCGCCATCTTCTTTAACGATGAAACCCCATACGCTAGTACCTTGGATGACCTTGATATACTTCTTACCTTCAGTAACACGGATACGAGCATTAAACTCATCAATCATCTCCTGGCGAGGTGATGTTAAATTCTTGCTCCAACGACCGTAGTCGGCTTTGATAGCGTCTAACAGTTGATCTAATTGAGCTAACATTATGCAGTCTCCTTCATTACACCACGACGTGATGGGTCCATGACATCAAACATTATGGCCTTGGCACAGTTGATATATTGACGTGCTTGGTTAGCAACGTCTGGACTTACCCAACCATCAGCGTTAAACTCTGGGTCTAAAACCTGTTGAGCATCACTTAACATACCTGCGGCAAACATTAGTTCTTGCCCTGGAAAAGCCTGCGTTTTTACCATACGGTTTAACTCTTCTTTTGTCATACCGTAGGCTTGAATTTCCCACTGTAAATCTGTTGTTTTTGTTGTCATTTATTGCTCCGTTTTCTTATTGTATGTAAACATTATACAGCCATTTTACCAAAAAGTCAACCAAAATCAGTGAAAAATAGCCCAAAAAAAATGCACTTTTTCAGTGCATTTTTCATGTTTTTAGGGCTTATTAATCCAGTTGGGATCCCACATATCTGCGTGGGGATCGGGGGTGTTTTTATCCGCTTCTCGTTGCTGTTCAAAACGCTTGCGGATCGCTTCAAAACGTTGATCTCTAGGAACACGATACGCAGGTCTAGGTGGACCCATTTGGACCACTTGGGGTTTTTGTGAGGAGTCTTCTGCCTGTGCAGATGAAATTAATCCATCTACCTGATGCATACCAAATAGTGCGCCTAGATATTCAAACATAAAACTAGTATAGCATCAACCGGCTAGATTGTCAAGATATACAGAGTAAATTAGTAAAATTGAGTTGTATTAAGATAATTGAAATATTCTCTGACTCCATCTGCTACGGTAACAAATCCATTGGTATCAATCCCTATGTTTTCTAGATCTTTTGTAGTAGCGCAGGTATTTTTTTGATATTGATTGACCAGATCTTTAGGTATGGGAATATAAGTCTTTTGACCATGTTTATTTACTAGACATTGATCTGCCAGATAATCAAAACTTGTTGAGTGGCCAGTTCCTAGATCGTATATACCTTCTTTATAATTAATTAAGAATTGATAAACAATGCGGGCAACATCCTCTACGTAGATAAAGTCTCTGAAATATTCTTCTGAATGATCGAATACTTCTATTTTTTTAGTTTTGTGTAATTGATTAAACCAGTGGTAAGGAGTTGACGCCATGCGTCCTTTGTGATATTCATTGGGCCCATACACGTTGAACAATCTTAAAATAACACCATTGGTAATTTCCTGTTCGCTGGCTAACTTACTAAAGGCATAGGGATTTAACGGACCATTCCCATTACCATACACAGCCGCTGAGCTAGCATAGATAAACTTTATTCCGCGATCCGCACATAAATTGTGCCATTTTCTTGTGCTAATAACATTGGTTTCGTAAAGACTCTCCCAATTTTGTTCTAATGTTGAACTATTAGCACCAAAATGTATAACAGCATCAAAGTCAGTTGCGTTTACGCTATAGTTATTTACGGAATATAATCGATTGTATTGCTTACCTATGAGATTCTTAACTTGTCCATTTAAGGGTAAATCATCAAACAAACAAATATCTTTAATACCTTGTTTATTAAGATATCCTAAAATGACACTACCGATAAATCCCCCGGCGCCAGTTAATGCTATCATTCTAGCTCGCTCACGGTCGGAGCATACACCCCTAGATGTTGGACTGTTATTCCTGCGGCTCGAATAGCATAAGGTATCGATCCTTCAATACTATTCTGTATGAGATATTGATATACTAATGCGGCTAAGAATGTATCTCCAGCACCGCATAAATCCGCAACTTCAGTTACTGAGGTTGCAGGATATATCACATCCTTATACCTTGCTCCGGTTTTCCCTGTGGTGATAATTAAGTCTGTGCAGAAAGTTTTAAGTAAACTATATTCTAAACTGTTAATTTTCACAACACATCCTTCTAATCTGGCCAGATCAGTTTTTTTTGTGTCGACAAATATAGGTCCATTGAATCTTATTCTTAGGTCTTCGATTAGTTCGTAACTAACCGTACCTTTATTGTAGTCGCTGATAACGATGGCATCATATATGGGAGATATAATAGTGTCGGATAGAATGGGTATAGATGTAGAGTCTTCGTCTATTCGAACAATATGTTGTTTACTATGGATATCAATTAGGCGTATTTTGTGTGAACACTCCCCGTGTAATAGGTCAACTGTACACCCCAATGCCCTTAGATTATTAGCAACATTGCCGGCCATGCCCGGTTTACGTTCTTCATAAGCAAACTTAAATACTGGCACTGGTGCTTCGGGACTAATTCGATCTACGGTACCGAACTGGTAGATGTCTATGCAGGTGTCACCGATTAATAATATCTTGTATTTTTTTGGATGTGGAGTAATCATTGATTCTATCAAAATACACTACTTCTTTACAGTAGGTTTTTCCTATTATATTTTTACCTTTGTAGTCTCCGCCCTTGACCATTATATCAAACTTATAGGCTTTGAGTATTGCTATTAGTTCATCGTCGCTGTCGAATATTTCTACCCGATCAACAGCTTTCAAATTTTCTAGTAAGACCTTGCGCTCTAATTCTGAATTAATAGGGCGATTGGATCCTTTAAGTTCTTGTATTCGGCGATCGCTGTCTATGGCCACAACAAGGTAATCCCCCATTTGTCTAGCGGCATTTAATAATTTTATATGCCCTATGTGGATAATATCAAATGTGCCGTTAACTATTATTCGCCTCACACTGACTGTCTCCTGGGATTATTCTATAATTATCTTCAATTGAATCGGCTGTGCTAACTTCAAAAATTGATGCATTGGCGGTAAGTGCTTCCAATTGGTGAGGGATCAAAGGTAGATTGTGCCAAGTGTCTCCTTCCTCTAAGATTTTCTCATGATATACAGCCGTTGTAGTATCACACCATGTGAGTTTAAATTTACCCACATTAACGAACCAGGTTTCATCTTTTTCTTTATGGAAGTGCATACTCATCTTAGCACCTTCACGATCAAATACTAGTATCTTACCTGCATATTGATCATTGCTGGCAAATATAATCTCGTATCCCCAACCTTTATCTACTTTGCCTGTTAATCTTTGTTTCATATTCGCGGTCGGTTCTATGTAAATGATTATACTATAATAAATGTTAGTGTAGCATCACTGATCCATGTTGTCAAGATATTGTTGTAGATTACTACCATGTAGGGCTAACATGATACTATCCTGCTCACTGAATACATAGATACTATTATGGCTGACAATATAATAAGGACTGGTAAAATGCTTTTCAAGCTGAATAAAAGCTCGAGTAACCAAAGGTGTAGGTAATTTAAAATGCCAATGTTTAATATCCTTATTTTTATTCAGCATATTAAATGCTGGACGGGTTAGGCGTAGACTATTGGGATTTACTGGGTTGTGCCACCAACTTGCCGGATTGTCAAAACGTTGATAGCGTATGCCAAGTTTGGGATCTGCGGTAAAAGGATTTAGGGTATGTTCTTGGAACTTATTCTGCCATACATTCTGCAATGATTCAGCAGTGCGTTTTGCCATGATTAAGGATAGATCTGATCGCCAGCTTTGAGTAGGACAACACTGAACTTGTCACTCTTGAATAAGACATTGAGTTTTTTAGCTAGATTGATAGCATGTCCGGGATTACTGAATGACACTTTCTTGTATTTAGGACCTGGATAGGCTACTAGCATGTTCTGTGTTTTTAAGTTGATGGGTTGGCCATCATAGAACACGGCCCAGATACCTTCGCTATTTAGGATCTGATCGCTTTTATAGTTCGTTTTGTTTACGTGCTCTAAGAGCACTGTAGGTTTTGGTCTTGACATAGTTTATGTTTCTCCACATATATTTATGCCATAAACTACATATATAATTAGAATTTGCCGCCGCCAACTTGGACGGTGATCACTTCGTTGTCTTTTTCTCGCTTGATTTCTGTAAGTGCTTGGATCTGCGTGAGTAGTTCAAAGATACCTGCGTGTATGTTGCGTGCTTCAAGAGCAGACATTGATAATTCCTTAGAATTAGTCTGATTCATCGTTTTAACCTTGTCGTTAAATGCTTTCAGGTGCAGGCTTAATTGTTGTTCCATATAGTGCTCCGTTGGCGATACGTAGTCGTTCTTGCATTTCCTCTAAGGTGTCATATGGACCAGCATAAGGATAGCGATTTAAGGTGATTAGTTTAGGACAGTATGATTTGACCCAACCGTTATTGAACTTGACGATATAGTATCCTGCGCAGAAGAAACTCTTGCTTTTATTACCTTTAGTAAAGATAGGTAGTTTGTGTTTGACATCCCACAGTACGTTATTGGGTTTATGTTCACAAGGAAAACCATAAACAGTATTAGATTCTGTGATGATACGTTTAGGTGGCGCCTTGTCTACGATGATGTTATACTTGTCGCTGAGTAACTTAAGACTGGCAAACTGCTCACGAGTCTGATCATGTTGGTAAACCACACCTTGTGGATTAGTTAAGATAGTGCCAACCTGGTGTCCATTGTCCTCAACCACCCAACATTTATTTTTAACAACTGCTTTAGCTAAGAGTGACATAACTGATAATTCCTACGTAAGTTAAATAGTGCAGAGCTTGATCCGCGCCAAGCCAAACCCAGAACATACGATCTGCTGTTGTAAGTCCCTTATTTAATTGTTGCTTAAAATAATCTATATGATAATGTAAGATAAAGTCCGCAAATGAAAGTGCAATAATTGTATTTGCGTTAGAACAAAAGAACACTAGAATTAAGAATGTCCAACTAGCATGGACTATGGCATGATGAACGCCACCTGTAGCGCCATAGATGCCTTTTTCACGGAGCATATAATCATACTGCATCAAGAAGTCGGCGATGAAATGCTTGATGCCAAACAAGGCTAGTAGGATAAAAACTGTTGCGGTCATTTGTAATATACGCTACGTGACTTAGGAGTTTCCCACCAATCAATGTGATCAACAGTTACATTCAATGGGTTCATTTTAACATCAACTAGTTCAGCCATCCAACTACTTAGGTTTTCACTTGTTGGAACAAAGTCTACGATCATGAATCCTTCATAGTATTCATACTCTGGTGTGTTAGGATCTAGGCCTGTTAAATCTAACTGCCAACCTGCTACATGGTCTGTGTTTGGAACCAGCACTGGTACTAGGCTACGATCACCAACGATTTGATTATACAATGGGTCACTCTTGTCTAATACAAACTGATGATCGATATATTCATTGATCCACTTCTTCAACCATTCAAGATGTCGGAAGTCTGTTACCATACCAGTAGCATCTAATTGACCAGTTGGGCTCTTTAGATATACCTGCATCTTACCTTCATGTCCATGTAGGTGACGGCAAGCACACTTCAAGTCCGCCGCATATTCACCATTTAGTTTCTGTGTCCAAACTCTGTGTCCATAACAGAATTCAAACGTTTTATCAATTATATGTGCCATATTAATCCTTGTGATGTTGCCAAAGTTGATCAGTGCCACCCAAGTGACCCCAATCACTGTCTACTATCATTCTACTACTAATACCGCCCCTGGGACGGTATTCGATTTCTATACGAATACGATCTGGTTCATATACCGCTTTTAGATCTTTATACATGACATCTAATGCTCGTTCATAACTCAAACGTGTATCACGATATTGGAATATGTATTGCTTAAGACTTTTTAATTCAATAGTCTTATCTTTGCCATAGAACCAAATAGTAACATCACCAAAGTCTGGTTGATTAGCACCACCCAAGAATGTAAATTCTGGGATACTGATACGTTGTTCATATCCACGTGCGGCATTAGGTAGACTTTTTAATATACTGCTGTCTATACTGTCCCAAAGTTTCTTTTCCATTTATTTCTTGTCCTCAACGTAATGTTTACTCCAGTCATACTGTGTTTCCTGATGTCTTTTACTCTGATAATGGCTTGGACCATCATAGTATTCTAATCCAAAATGGCGCCGTATATTCTTTTGATCACCTTGGCTACCACAGATATCAGCACAACGTTCACCAACTAGACGATAGAAATGTTCAAGATTGTCTGTTACGGGCAATCCTGCTTGTTCTGCTAATCGTTCTAATTCTTTAGTCATACTATATTATATTTAGATTTTTGATTGAAGTCAAATATTTTTTGCACTGTCTAATATACTTTCTAATCGAGCTTGTCGATCTAATAATTTGAAAAACAATGCTAGAGTGTTGGCTGCATCCACGTCTGCCCTGTGCGCTTTGCCTCGGAACTGTAGCTTAAAGTAGCCCATAGCTGACGCTAGTCCACCACTAGGCGCTTTACCTCTGGTCAGCATCAAGTATGTGTACCAGGTCTTAACATCGATCCAACGACGGCCAAAATGCGGAAAATCCGCATGGTTTTTGCTGAATTCTGCTAGTAATTCACTTGAATCACCACCACCCCAGGTCACTGGATTGATAAAGCACTTATGCTCTTTAATCAGCTCACTGAGCTCACGGGCAACATATTCGTGGCTATATGATTCTGCACGTATGTCAGCATCAGTTATACCTGTCAGACCATTAATAAATTCACTGATTGGCTCTTGTGGATCTATATACCATTTACGGACAACATAGTCTTCAAAGCGTGTGTTCTTGTCACCTATGGCGACACCAACCTGTATGATCTTTCCACTAGGTTGATTAAGCTCGAGATCTAATGCCAGGAACTTGCTGTCTGCTATCATTCAAAACTTTCTGGATAACTAGCAGTCAGCCATTCAGCCATGCTACTGGCATTTTCGCTGAGTTTAACTAGGTCATATTTGCCACAGAACTTTAAGAACTGGGCACCTACCATTGGAACATTTTTAGGAAATTGTTCGTTGGCTATGGTTACCGCTATCTTAACTTTTATCTCATCTGGTTGAGCTGTTAGATCAACTAGGACACGATTGCGTTCATAGTCATCTAATACACGATGCTCTACACCGTTATGATCAACCCAACGCTGTAGCATCATGTTGTTCCAATTATAACCTTTCTTGTCTTTGTCACTGTAGGCTTCTTCTAAGCCAACTTTATTTTTACTACCTTTGGTGCGCACGCCTGGAAATGCGGAAAATACATTGTCTGTAGGATCACCACGCATACATTTTTCAAATAGGATGAATTTTGGGTCTGGTATCTTCTTGGGCTCTTTAGTCTTCTTGTCTAAGACTGGCTTACCTTTTTTGTCAAAGATTCCTTGTAAGGTATGGAGCTCATCGCTGATACCATTGTATTGATTAACATTATCAGCAAGTAGCTGATAGAAATCAGTGTCACTACTGACAATGGTATGATGATCGTTGGGATGACTTTGTATCCAACCTGCTATAAGATCATCTGCTTCTAGTTCTGGATGTTGTAATACAGTGCAGTTAGTTTTTTCTGCGACAAATGTTTTTAAGTTATCAAAGGCTTCCCAAAATAACTTATCTTCTTCAGCTTCACTTTCAGTAAGTGCCGCACGTGCTACACTACGGTTTTTCTTGTAGGGTTCATAGAAGTCTTTACGCCAGCTACGACCTTCTAAACAGAATATAACATGATCAGCTTTTTGATCACGCCACGATTTATTTACGCTGGCTAGGGTTACGTGGATAGCAAAACCCAACTTGTCCCAAGTGTCACTTTGTCGATGTGCTGAATGTCTTGCCCTAAAAAATGTGTTTGCGGTGTCTACTAGTAGATATCTCATTTAACCATTATACTTTCTTTTATGATTTTTGTCAAGTGGTTTGCCCACGCTCGATGTGCATCTGCTCTAAAATGGTAGTTATTTAGACTTATTGATTCATACCCATTATTTACGAGCCATTGATAATAAGTATCGTCGCGTGAATAAGGATTAAAATAATTCACTCCCCAATCTAATTTAGTGATAAAAGAGTGATTAAATGCGTGTAAAGTGTTGAAAAATAAATGATTAATCTTTTTAGATAATAGTTCTTGATGAAAATTCCATATGGTAGCATGCCACCGCTGAGCTTGGGTAGCTGAATCGGCGTTCATCACCCATAATTTGTATTGCTGTTCGATTTCTTTGGGCCAATCGAGATTTACACGTCCTGCACTGAATTGATAATAGGTTCCATTTATCAGAAACTCTTCTCGTTCCCATGTAGCCCATCCGATGATTACTAAGTCTGGAGTATATTTGCAGAGATATTCATGTGTAGTGCGTAAAATCCTATCATTACTACTAGCACTTTCTGCTCCACAGTAAAAATCAGCATTTAGATGCTGTGCGATTAAATTACCATAACTGACTTTTAGATTATCTGGATGGGGGCTGAGTCCCAAATGTTTGGTGTTAATATCATCTTTAGCAAAACAATAATTATTAAAAGCCTGTGCACCTGCACTATGGCTGTCGCCATTGACATACAGAATCAACTTACTTCCGTTCTACCGTTGCCTAGATCACGGCGATTACTTGGGCGATTGTCTGGATCGGCTTGCTCTTGTTCATAATTTTCCAAGACGACATTTTGGCAAACACTACGGAACCAATTGTCTACTAGGTCTTGATCTGTTTTACCTTGATATCCAGCACGGATCAAATTGGCTACGAATTTATCATTCCAATCTAATTCAAAACTGCCTGCACCAGGATTATCTTTGTCAATCTCCATGCTGATAACTTCTACCCAGGGTTCGCCAGCTTCTGTAGCTAGTTCTTTTGGAGTCTTTTTGGATTTTTGACTCTTAATAACTGGCTCTTGGGGTTTAATACCAAACAAGTTATTGATCAATTTCTTTATCATATTAATCCTTAAATAAATCTACGGCTTCCCAAGGTAAGTTTGCTTTACCAAAGTGTCCATAGTTAGTTGTTTCACTATAGATAGGACGGAACAACTCAAATCTATTTATAATGCCTGCTGGTGTAAGATCAATATTTTTACGTATCCAACTAGTAATAGTATTATCAAACTCAATGCCTCGGTCAGTCTTAACAAACAAACTGGTAGGTTCTTTAACCCCGATGGCATAACTGACCTGCACTGTTGCTTTGTGTGCGCCTCGACTAGCTACGATATTCTTAGCCAAGTAACGAGCCATATATGCCGCACTACGATCTACCTTAGTAGGATCCTTGCCTGAGAATGCACCACCACCATGTGGACTGTATCCACCGTAGGTATCAACGATGATCTTACGTCCTGTTAGGCCAGTGTCGCCATCTGGTCCACCAATGACAAATCTGCCAGTTGGATTGATAAGATATTCTGTATTGGCATCTATCAGATTCGGTGGCAATACTGTATCGATAATAGTTTTAATCTGCTCACGCAAATCATTGATGTCTATACTAGCCGAGTGTTGTGTTGAGCATACTACCTTGGCGATACGACTAACAGTGCCATCATCATTATATTCCATAGTAACCTGTGACTTGGCATCAGGACCTAACCATACTACTCCACTCTTGCGAACTGCTGTTAAACGTTCAACAATTTTGTGACTGTAGTAGATAGCACTTGGCATCAGGTCTGGAGTTTCATTGATAGCATATCCAAACATAAGTCCTTGGTCACCAGCACCAAACGTGTCGGTGCCTAGGGCGATATCAGCTGATTGGCCATGCATATAATTTTTAATATCTACAGTTTCCCAATGGAACCCATCTTGCTCATATCCAATGTCACGGATAACACGACGCACAGCATTCTCAACTTCTAGATGATTGTAAATACCTTTGTATTCGCCAGCTAGGATGACCTGATTGGTAGTTACTAATGTTTCACAAGCACAACGATAGGCCTTATTGCCTTCACGCATCATTAAATCTAATACTGCATCACTGATAGCGTCTGCTACTTTATCTGGATGTCCTTCACTGACACTTTCACTTGTAAATAGATAGCTCATATTTTCCTTTTATTTGCCCCAACTGTTACCCCAAAGATCAACATGTAATCTTGGGCTGTAATAATAACCACGACGCATAGCTTCATCAGCTACATTAAATTTATTACCATCGTAGACTTTAACCACGCCGCCCACTGGCATAATGTATATAACACCTTTGAACTTGGCCTTGCGGTATTCTGATACTGCTCGATCAACTTCATCAAAGTCTTCTGGATTCTCAACTACAAACTTAAGATAAGTTGTACCAACTTTCTCGTAGCTACGAACAATTTCAGGCTTAATCGCATCTGCCCACGATTCACCTGACGCACTTAGTTTAGCACTTACGCTAAATGTAATCTCACGGCTGCCACGATTCCATAGTTTCAAATACTTGGCAAAGTCTTCATGTAGTTCTTGAGTACCATTTGTTTCAAATGTTAAGTTCTTTAAGTTATACATATCCTTATGACTTAATAAGTCTGGATAAGCACGTTGCCATCCTAGCAAAGGCTCACCGCCAGTAATGACTAAATGAGTATCATTACCATTAGGCATGATCCAACTGTTGCTAGGCACCAGATCTAGCATACGCTTGACCACCGCATCAATTTCTAATAAGGGACTAAAATTCTTAAATCTAGGATCCCAGCTGGCGTAACTGTCACAGCCTGTGTTTACTAGCGGTAAGTCTTCATAGATGCGATATTTTGTAGGATCGATAAACTCACGCTCTGTGCTCATCTGTGTTCGATCCTTCATACCAAACCCACCACAGGTAAAATTACAGCCAAAGGTTCTTAAGAACACACTTGGTACGCCAATAAAGCGTCCTTCACCTTGTGCTGAATAAAATATTTCACTGACTTTAAGTTTACTCATCTAATTAACCCATAAAGATATATGAATAATATTATGGCATTTAATGACCATAACTCTGGTTTCTTCCATAGAATTCCTGTTATGACCCAAAACACACATGCCAATGATAATATAGCGATGTTGAGCGGATATACATCAAGACTAGTGAATACAACACCAACAACGGTGATGATATTAGCCAACCATCCTATTAGTTTACTATTATTTTTAAATAATTTCATCTTCAATTATATGTTCTGCGTATTTTTTCCTCACAGGATTACTAGCTCTGTGATAAAAAAATTGTTTAACTTTTTGATTGTAATCATTTGCTGTAGGATAATCTGATTCTTCGAAATCATTAGACCCTTTAAATTTTAAATCTACATCTGATATTATATACTCATATGAACTTTTATGCAATGGTTTATTTTCTAATACATAACTATACCAATTATATTCTGTAGAAAATGTTCTCTTAATTTTTGGGTCATAATCCAAATCAATCATAATATTGTATAAAAATTTACCCAAATCTTCAAATTTTGGATCATCTAAATAGTCAGCAAAGTATTTGGTAACTGTAACAAAAAAGTCTTTTGGGTACAACATTATGATAAATCCGACATAAACATGCGGTGCTAGGATCATTGGAAATTGCTTATCGATATCATATTCTAATTTTAAAATATTTGGATTGTCTACTAGTTCATGCAGATTCTTCTGTAACAGACTCAGCTTATCGTTCAACATAGAATTACTAAATTTTTTATTGCCTATGATGTCTTTATACAATTTATCATAAAATACACTTGGGCCTAGATTGTGTTCTTGATCTAAATAATAGGTTAAGAAATTAACACCAATAGTTTTCGACATGCCTGCTAGCATG